CGATATACGAGACATTGCCTGATCAAATTGGCTAGTCGTATCACCTGAGTCTGTGCGGATATACGCCTCGATAATGTCAAAGATCTTGCCATCTAGTGCATAGCGCGATGTGCCGGGTGTTAAGGCTTGCGTTCCTTCTTTGACAGTCCACAAATTAAGACCACGGTTCTGCCACTCCAGCATAAGCAGATCAATGCTTCTACGGGCAGTTCGATAGTCATAGCCGCTACGAAGCTCTAGACCAGCGCGCTCAAACGCTTCTTCTATTGAGTCACTAAGATCAATGTTAAACGCAAACGTGCCGCTGGTTGCCATTAGGGTCTCCTAGCCTTTCGCTTTTTCTTACTAACCCCAGCTTCGCTTAACGCAATAGCTATGGCCTGCTTTCTGTTCTTTACCTTTTTACCTGAGCCGCCAGACTTTAACTTGCCCTGCTTAAATTCTTTCATCACCTTTTTCACCTTAGCCTGCTTCTTTTTGGCTGGTGAACTGCTGATCTGCTTTTTCATTTGCGCTCTGCTGATCGGCATTACTTCTTCCCAAACTTTTGTTTTTGCGATTTAGGAGGACTTTTCTTGCTACCACTAGGGCCGCTCCAAAAAGTTTTGTTAGCCCAATACGCCGCGCTTGTTGGACCCTTTGCAATGTTCTTTGCATGCCTAGCTTTAAAACTTTTACGCGCTTCCTTGGAGTAGTTGTGACCCATCTTCTGGTCACCAAAGCGAATAATCTTTACCTTCTTACCATCCCTCACAGCCACTACTGCCTTCTTGGTGGGATGCTTAGGCGTTCTTTTAACCTTGTTTAAACCCGTAAGGCCAACTTTTTTAAGCCTGTTTTTCTCAGCGTCGGTCAAACTCATTTGCGATGCCTCGCTGTCTTCTTGGCTATCTTCTTGGGTTGCTTAGAGTGCTGTTTGCCTTTCTTCGTATCGGCTCGCTTTTTGCGACTGGTTGCCGCGTACTCTTTGTCCGTCAGCGCCTGTCTCGCTTTTCTGGGAAGATATCTTTCGCCTGTCGCCTTCTTGCCTTGCGTGGATGGCTTTCCAGACTTTGTTCCCCAGTCTTGCTTGGTCCAGTTCTTTAATGACCTCTGTGATTTTTTAAGAGCCATTATTTACCTCGTTGCTTTCGGATAGCTTCTTTGCCCTTTCTGGCAATCTCTGCTTGCTTAGGCTTGTTAGCAAACTTAGCTCTTTGCTCAAGCACTGTTAGTATTTGTATCTTTCTTGCAAAAGGCTTTCGTATCTTTTTTACCTTAGCCACCGTGTCTCTTGCATCTTTAACACTTGCATACTTAATAGACACAGTGTCTTTCGGATTTTCATCGGTATACAGTCGACGACCACTGCCTTTGGGTTTTTTGCCTGTCCCGACTTTTGGATCTTTTTTAGGCATAGTCTAGGCTTAAGGTTAATCCTTATAGCCACCTCCAGACGCCTTGTATTTTTTGGCCAGCATCTGCGCTTTACGCGCAGACCACTGACCGGGCTTGCCACCCTTACCGCCAGCCTTGATCTGATTAAACAATCGCTTTCGCAAAGTAGGCTTTGTGTAATTACCTGCCTTGTTGACGGTTGATTTTTTCTTAGCTGGTTTCTTGGCTTTAGTCATAGTTTTTCTTCACCTGTAAAATGACGTTATAGACATCACCACTAGAGTGTCCGACTGTCGTAAAAAGAATATCGCCCGTTTTACCAGAACCCGCATTGTTGGGTATGCCAGTAAAGCGAGTGAAGTCTATTGTCCTTGCGTCGTCTGCTTTTAGCTCCCATGCAAGAACATTGGTTGATGCGTCAAAAAATATCTTAACGCCCATGCCTATAGTAGAATACCAGATGCACTGTAAGGTCACGCTAGTACACGACTTCCCTGTCATGGGGTCTGCATTAAGACTAGACACATCAATCTTGTTAACAGCCGATTCTCCAGAACCGTCAGACACATTAGTGAAGCGGAAGATGGCAGTCTTGCCATCCTCCTGTATGGTTTGAGTAGCTACTGCATCAGCCATGAGCTATCTCCTATTAAGAGTCTGCGAATGGAGTTGCCAGCGTTCCAGATCCTAGAAGCGTACCTGTTACCAGATACTCGTCTGCGGCAATAGCAGTGATCTCTACATAGGAACCTACAAGGCCACCTGTCGTACTGCCATTCATAGAGATAACATCATTAGATGACGCTGGAGCAAAGCCACGAGACTGTGATGACGCCGCCGCCGCTAACACAAGATTGCCGACAAACTTGTCTGTTCCGTCAGTCTTGATGTCTAAATCAGTTGCGGCAGTACCCACAAAGAATGTGTACTTAGCGCCGATAGTCTCTGTGCTGGCAGAAGGCAGTGTTACTGCACCATCTGCGTCGTTGATCTCCATAATCCGACCTACGTGGTCAGCATAGGTGAGTGTTGTTTCCGCAGTAATATCTACTACGGCTGTAGAGCCAACAGCTGTGAAGCCGCGCTCAGACCTTACTGGTCCCGAAAAAGTTGTTTGTCCCATGTCAATCTCCTGTCTTGGGATGTCAGTTAAAAACTGTCAGGAAAAAATAAGGGGGCCGAAGCCCCCCGATTTAGCATTAGGATGCGCCGGGCGATCCATAAATGCCGAGTGGGTCGGATACACCGAAGCTGTAACGCTCGCGAGCTTTGTATCGCACGTTACCAGTATCGAAGTCTCCATCCATTGAAGTCTCCAACGCAGTACGCTGGAAGTGCTTCATGCCATTTGGCACATCGGTAATGATGAAGAACGCATTGCTATCAGTCAGATAGTGATTGACTGAGTAACCTTCGGGGATTGCACCCATGTTACGAATTGCGTTGATGTCATTATCCGCAGTACCAACACGCTGAGTTGTTTCTAGCAAACGGTTTGCCGTAAACATCAGCGCAGGCGGAACAATCAAACTGCGAGGACGTGCCGCGATCAACAAGCCACGCTCGTCAGTAAACGCCGCGATTTCAATCACTGCATTTTCCAATGAGGTTTCGTTGAGGTCAGCCGCCGTAACAGGTCGGTTGCTGTTTTTTCCACCACTCACGAGTGGGTGTCCATCACCCCCAGTTACACCATCACCAGAAGCGGTGAACAGGTTAACGCCATCTCCAGACTGGAAAGAGTTGGAGAAGCCATTGTTAAGCGGGAATGCCGCTTTAACCTGCTTGGTGTAAGCCATAGCACGAGCAAGAGCTTTTGTATAACGAGCAGAGAGCGAGTCATAAAGATTATCTTCCATCGCCTCTTCCGTGATTGAAAAGCCCATTGCTATGGTCTCGTGATTGTAACGAGCAGTGAATGCTTCCTGTGCTGAGTCATAGCTAATAGCTGATCCTTCAGCTTTTACAGGAGCCGCCGCAAAGCCCGAAAGCTTTACTTCTTCTTCAAATGAACGATCAGACGCTTCCGTCTCATAGATCATTTCGTGCTCGTCTTCGTACTTTTCATACTCCAACCCAAAGAGGGCGTTCAAGCCCGGCAGGAGTTCCTTTAGCATTTGTGCGCGTGAAATAGCCATTGCTTAGACCTCCTTAAACGCCAAGGGCTGTTTCGTAGGCATGGCTTAATGGAAGGTACGTCACGATTACATCAGTGAACGAATCACCAACGGTGCTAGACGGTCCATCAACAAAGTCTACGATACGGAGTGGAAGGGTATTGGTAGTGGCGATAGTGCTTGCATCTACAGCATTTCTGCTTCTACCAATGCTAGTTGACCCTGCCGTGTTAACAGCAGATACGTTATTGCCAAGACCCGTTTGAGCAATGGAACCATCGCCCTGCATCTGGAATAACAAATCGGGGTCATCAACCACATACGCAACAATATCTGAAGCCGCTGTAGATGCGGGGAAATATTGATTGTAGGTGGGTTGCTTGGTCGTTGGGTCAGTATAGTTACAGCCAACAAAAATGCCGACCGTACCTGCAACGACAGCTGTAGTCACTGCCGCTTTTTCTACTGTTCCCGACGAAACCAGTTTTACAAAATCACCATAGAAGATGTCCGTGCTGTAACCGCTGGCAATCTTAATATGGCGCACTTTCCCGGTGAAAGAGCCTGACGCACTTAACGTGTCTACAGGTTCTGCCCCGGATGGGGTAGCTGATGTAGCCATTTGCAGTCTCCTTGAGAGTTAGAGCCACCCCTCCTTGTGGGGTTTAGCTCTTGCCAAATGTGGTTCTCGTACTGCGCTCAGGTTTCATAAGCGGCATACGAGGATCATTTTCACGCAAGAAGTTGTTGTCCACAGATTGCATCTGATTTTCGGCCATGTCTTGAAAGTATTTGTCCCTCTGTTCCATCTTCTCC